GTGTAGTCGCAACCTGAACAATGCCAGAGAATACAGCAGTAATCATTGGAGTTAGATTCTTAACCATTCCGCTTGCAGAATTAGCGAATGCTTGAATCGCAGCGGTTAAATCACCACCGCCAGCCATAGCCGTAACCACATTTTCCCAAGCTGCCGCCATAGAACCGGCAGAGCCAGCCATTGTGTCTGCTGCTTCAAGGGCCGTTGTTCCTGTGATTCCCAAGTCTTGCTGAATGACATGAATTGCTGCATAAACATCGTCCAGCTTGCCTATATCGTATTCAATGCCGGTAATGCTCTGGGCATCGGCAAGCAACCGTTCCATTTCAGATTTTGTGCCGCCGTAGCCAAGCTTCAAGTTGTCGAGCATGGTGTAATTCTGCTTTGCGAAGCCCTGATATGCATTCATAATGGATTCCATCGGAGTGCCCATTTTGTTTGCATTGTCGGCCATATCGATTACGGCTTGGTTTGCGGCCTCGCTTGCGGCCTCAAAGCTTTCCTCGCTTTTAACCGTAACATAAAGCGCACTTTCAAGGCTTTCGATTTCTTCTTTCAGAGCCTTGATTTTCTCTGCCTTGCCCTTTGATTTTGGGCTTGCGTTTAGCAATTCCAGTTCTGCGTTTGCCTTGTCTAACTGCTCTTTTACTCCCTCGTCTACTACTTGCGAGGTAGATTGAACGAGGGAAGCGGCGAAGCTTGTCACGGTTTCCATGTATTTGTTTGCGCTGATGCCAGCTGTCGCATATGCGTTATTGGCATACTCAATAATTTTGTCGGAGCTGGAGGCAAACAGAGTAACAACACCGCCCTCTAACTGCTCATATTGAGATGCGCTCTGAATCGCATTTGTAAAAACACCGACAATCGCTTGTGCCGCCTTGATGATTACTGCGGATGTAGCAATCTTCTTGAGAACGGAGCCGAACGATGCATTGAACGATTCGCCGCCGCCGTTTCCGGCATCGCTCATTACATTTTCAAGATTTTTTTTCACACCCTGTGCAGACGGGATTATCTGCACATATGCTTTTGCTATGTCTGGCATATTAATGCCCTCCATCTATCAGTTTTTGCCTGTAAGCATCAAACTCCTCGCCGCTATTGAACACCATTGTTGCGGATTCGCTCTTTCCAGAGCCGACAATTTCCGCAAGGATAGATTTGGGGCGATTTCGGCCCTTTTGTCCATCCCTTGTCTGTGCCCATGCAAGCCAGTTTACTTTATCAAAAATAGCCGCAAGCATTGTATCTGTCAGCGATACCTGCTGCCCGGTCATGGCTCGTTTTATGCGGGAGTTCTCACTTAAACCAAAAGCGAGCTTTGCCGCCATCATAGGAGACAAAGCCCGCCAATCAAGGATGTGATATGTTTCAGCAAAATCACAAACAAGAGCATCCTCATCAGCACGAACCATTGCGGCGAGGAGGATTATTTTTTTTCGGTCTTCCCCATAGCCTCAAAAATAGCCGACAATTCAGCCGATACGGCATCAATGGGCACTCGCCCATCCTCAAGCCGAACATGGTCATAGAGGGCTTTTTTAGCTTCCTTGGAGAGCAAACGGGTAAGGATTCTCGGCACCATCGTTGTATCGCCATCAGACAGAGCCACGATACAATCGAATGTTTCCATGTCATTGAGTCGGTTTTCGTCAAGGTCAAACTCAAAGCCGCTCTTGGTTGTGATATGCTTCATATTATCCTCCTATTAGGTGCCAGAAGCCTTTTTGATGTACTCCTTATGAGTTACACCGTTAGCATCGGGCATTGCAGAAATGGTGACATTATAGCCGACCAGCCCATCGTCCTTGTAGGCGATTTCGCCCACTTCTTTAACAACACCGTTGGGAACAACGATTCTCTTGACGACTCCCTCACGCATTACCATTTCAAAGACATAAGCCTTTGCCTCGGCTTCGCTTGCCGTTGCGGAAACGGTGATACCGGCATCGAGAGTGCCGGAAACATTAGTGGAGCCGTAAATCAGCTTCAGGACATCGAGATTCAGAGCCTCAATCAAAGTGAAAGAGAATTCGTCCGGTTTTTCCGTCATCATGGTGTAGACGGTGTCACCGCCCCATGCCTTGCTGGTATCGGTGGACGGTGAGTTGTTGTTGGTCAAGCCGTCTTCGGAACAATAGCCAAGGGATACGAAGCCACTTGCAAGAGCAGTTGTGGCATCGGTAGGCATCGTTGCGGTCAGAGGGCCGATATAGACGGCTCCGCCCACTTTGGGCTTTGCGGTAGAAACATTGGATACAGTTTCAGCCATTTAGTTTTCCTCCATAGAGTTATTCTTGATATACCATGTCAAATACGGCTTGGTATCTGTATCGCTTTTTTGTGGTGTCCGTGAATTCATAGTCTGAATTCAGTTCGACATGCGATACACTTGTGGTTTTTCGGTTGATTACAAGCATGGCGGCTTTTACGGCCTCGTTCAGCTGTGCGGCCTCAAACAAGGATTCCGCATAGGATTGAATGGCGATAGTCGCATTTTTCAGGTGAATATTCCCGCCACCGCCGGTCTTGTCTATTGTCACGAATTTAGCCGGTGGGTCCTGCGGATATTCCGTGTAGACCTGCACCGGCTCAAGTTCGCTATTGAGATAATTAAGGATGGTCAGTTCAATCATAGATTTTTGAGGAGAGTATTATTCTCGATATTATCTTGAGCGGCTTCCTTGATTAGCGCACCAACGGATACATTTACACGGCCTTTGCCGGTATATACACCGCCGGTTACACCATATCCAGCCGGGAGCCGTGATGCATAGGTAGATGCAGCCGTCATACACGCAGAGCCGATTTCCGGGCTTTTAAGCAATTCCTTTATACCCTTGGAATTAAGAACAATTCTAACCTTACCCATCGATTGCCTCTACTTGATAGATATCATTCCATGCGAGCGGGAGCATGTCATCAATGCCACGGCGAACCTCGCCTGTTACCGTCCATGTCTTCCCAAAAAACTGAACATGGGAGCCGTACCATGAATGCGTATCGCCCTTGGGAATCGCAATCTGATAGACGGCCCTCCGTCCATTCAGCTCTGCCGGGTCTGTTCCAACCTGTTCATTGGTCGCTTGCGGAGCGACTAACACATTGTCAACAGGAATGAATTCTTCGGAATATATGGCCGCTCCAAATGGGTCTGTTCCAGTCTGCGTTTTTATGCCAAGCAAAACCGTGATGCCATGAATCATGCGTTCACCGCCTCGCTCAATACCTCAATAGGGCTACAAGAGCCGATGCGATTACCCATGCCGAGCAGCGTTCTTTCGGTTTTGCTTATATATAGTTCACCGCTGGTCGAGCCTGATGGCATCGTCCATGATTGGACATAGCCGAGAGCAGACTGGCTGCCCTGTGTGGCTCCGATAGGCACCGAGTTACCGTCACCGTCACCGAGCGCACGAATCACCATCCTGCATGTTACCAGCTTTTTCGCTTCGGCTTTCGCATTGAGGGCCGCACAATCAATCATGACGGCAGCATCATCGATGAGGACAGAACACAAAGCCAATTCCTCATCGGACATAATGCGAGGCATTCTTGCCTGTACATCAGTTGTGGTGGCATATGCCATAAGGGTCACCCCTCTTTCTTCTTCCGGGTCCTTTTTTTAGCCGCAGGCTTGGGTTCTTCTGTTGCCTCAACGGTTGGAGAGGAGGCGAGACGATGTCCCGCCCCCAAGTATTCTGCCAATCGTGATTCAGCAACCCACATGGTCCCGCCTGTGCGTGCGTGAATCAGTTTAACCATGTTTAATTTAATTATTCTACCAGCCGATTGAAGCAGCTGGTATCTGCACGGAAGCCGAGTTCGATTTCAGCACGAACGGCAAACATATTATGCTCCCAAAGATTGACCTGTTCGGAATTGATGGTCAGGCCGGTCTGGTCTGCAAAGCGAATCTGCACACCCTCAACGGTGCCGTACATAGCCTGACTCCAATCACCGGCAATGCCGATGGTTGCAGGAACATCGTCTTCTTCGTCAAAGGGCTTGTAAATGCCTCTGCTCTCAACAGTTTCTGCACCGAGAATGCGGGGAACACCACCATCTGCTGCGGTAGGAACGAACAGAGGACGGCCATTGCTGTCGGTGCTGCCGAGAAGCACACCAATTGCTGCGGGAGACAGGGCAAAGCCGTCCAGGGAGCCGCCGTGATTAGCGATGTCGGTGTAGGCATCGACAAGAGCCCCATATGAGTTACTGCCAAGGCTAAAGGCGGTGCAATCGGCAAAAGTGTCGAAATTTCCGCCGGGAGCGGGTACGGCACCGACTACGGTCTGGTCGAATTTCTGTGCAAGTGCCAGAGGCAGACGAGCAATCAGAGCATCGTACAGAGAGGCGGCATCTCTGCGGAATTCATCGCTGAACGGGACGATAACGGCAAGCTTGTAAGCCTGCATCAGCTTGGTGGACAGGCCGGGATTGCTGACGGGCTTCTTGCCAGTTTCGCCAACCCACGCAGCATCGGGGTCAGAAGTGATTACGGGAATCTGAACCCCACGGCCGGGCAGATGAATCTGGCGAGCCAGTCTCATGATTGCGGAAGCCTGCTGGGTCTTCTGGAGGATTTCGGAGGCTACCTCTGCGGGGAGGCTAACATTGGTACGATTAGTGTTAATACCGGACATTTTTTTATTTTCCTTTCATAGTTAAAGATTTTCACTCGCCCATTCTGCGAATTTATCCCTTGTCGCAGTTCCGGGTGTGTAGTTGATTTCTCCGCCGTCCGGGAAAGCCGGATAAGCGGGCTGTGCGAATGCAAGAATGCTATCCGCCTGTGCGGCACATGATTCTTCGGTATCCCCGGTGAGTAGATGAACAGGAATTTTCTTTTCGGATGCGACTTTCTCCCGAATACCTCGCACGGTTTCTGCGTGTTTATAGCCGTTCAATTCGCTCGTCAGAGATGCAATCTGTGCATTAGCTGATGCAAGTTCAGATGCACCGTTCTCTGCGGCCTGTCTTCCTGCTTCCTCTGCTGCCGCTCTTGCGGCATTAACATCGGCTCCGTTGATACCCATCAGCTCATCTATTGCTTCCTTGGATGCTTCCGGGAATAACTTGGTAATGTCTGTGCGCTTCATTTTCTTTCCTTTCTTCGGCTACCGTTTGTTGACGGGGTTCTCGTTCCCCATGCCGTTTGTGTTTTTACGCCCACCGGCAATTTATTGTGTCCGCAACGATGCGGTTTTCACACTTGGTTTTGGTTTCGTACGGCATAAGCAATGCGCTTTTGCTTTCTGATTTCGTCTCCGTTAAGCTGATATTGCTCCCGCCTCATGGAATTTAGCTTGTCTTGCCAAGTATCGCCCTCTGCCGAATCATATCGGTCTAAATAGATACTTGGGTCATAGCCGTCATATTGCGTGTCCTCGCTGAATCGGACGGCGAAATTGCAATCGCAATTAGAATGCACATGGGATGCATGATTGCCTTTCAAAGTGCGCTTGGATGCTCTTTTCCAGCCGTTTGATGCCAACATAACACAAAATGCACATGTGTCTCCGTTAGGAATCCACGCACATTCTGCACCATCTCTTATTGCATTTTGATATATGGTGTCGGCACTCGCCTGCTTAACCAATCGCTCAACGGTGCCGGAAATGTAGTCGGCATTGGTCGAAGCTGCAATCGTGCCGTTGATTGCTTTAGCCGTCTCTCCAATGGTAGCCGTTGCTGCGGGAACAGCGGGAGGAACAGATACCCCTGTTGCCTCCGCTATAGCATCGTAGAGCTGGCAAGCCGCCTCTGCACTTGCTTCTCCGTATTTGGTCACAAGAGCGAATGCAAAGTCGATAACGGCTTGTCGCCCGGCAGGCGACTGGTAATCAACAGAAACAAAATAATTGAGAAACTGTGTCCGAGCAGATTGATTAATCGAACCGAGCAGCTCTAAATATTTTGCCCAGTAACCTTTGCTTACTGTCATTCTTCAGCACCCTGCACGAATTCAGCCGACAGAACAGCCTGTCCTCTCGCCCTCTGTTCCTGTGCTTTGATTCGCCTGATGTCGGCTTGGTCGAAGCCTACCATTTCCAAAAAAGTGTCTGTGGAAGCAAATCCGGGTCTTGCAGAGGCAAGCTTGATTGCCGCATCGGTTGTTACCGCAACAGACGGCATGGCGGGATTTTTGAAGTGAGCAATAATCGACAATTCGTCTTCTGTCAGCTCCTCAATTTTTACTCCCTTTGCGATTGCGAGAGCCATGATTGCAATCGTCCGCAATGCATCGCCGTTGCCGGTGTTCAACTGTTCGGCCATTCCGACAAGGGTCACACTTTGAGCGAGGATTGCATCAGAGGATGTCGGATTAGCATCATTAACCACACCAGTATCGGAGACGGTCAAGCCGGTTGCAGCAGAGAATTGTGTAGACAGCACCCGGAGCATTTCGACATGAGGGCTGATGCTTCCTTGAGGAAGCTGTCCGAATGACGGTTTTTCGCCGGTTTCGGGATTGTTCGTAGATGCAATTATTGAACCAACATACTGGCGGAATTTCTGACTTGTAACGGCATCAAATTGCTCATCGGAAATACCGAGTAAATACTTTTGCGGAGCCGTTGCGAATTCCAAGCCGATTGATGCATTGGCAATTGTGCGGACATAGCCTTGAATAAGCCGTCTTACCGGCTCTTTTAGGCGAGAACGGCCAAACGGCTTTGAGGATGTCGCATTGTATATAATCGGCTCCATAAGAGGTCTGCCCATCTTATGAGGAAGCCGATTAAATGTCCACTTGGAGCCGGTTCTTCTGAAAACAATCACCGCATAGTCAAGATATAGGTTAATGACAGACGGTGTCCACAGGGCTTCTTCACGATTGTCGGGAGCCGTATCAATAATGGCTAAACCGTACTTAATACGGCCCTTTTCACCGTCCCAGATTGCCGCTGCGGTCTTCGGGGAATGGAAGCGGATTTTGCATCCGATTTCGTTATCGGCTGATAGTGTAGCGAACGAGCAGCCGAATTCCAGTTCGTCCCGGCAAGTCTTCATGTATTCGGCAATCAGACGATTCGCACGAACAATTTCGTTCAGCAGTTCGTTGGATTCGCCGTCAACTCCGACAAAGCCGTCAAACATCGAGCGAGCCGCCAACACATCAACGCATTTAGCACCCCACGCACAACCGATTTCCAGCTTTGCGAGGCCGTCAGGAAGCGCAATGCCAAGATTAACTTCTCCGAGCGAAACCTTGCCTTGATAATATCTTTCTTTTTCTTCATTTTTTGGGGAATGCTCGCAATATGTATCAAGCAATTCTTGTAGAGCATTCGCTTCATAAGCGGTTAACCCGGATATATTTCCGGGAACAATTGACAGGTTCATTTATATCACCCTATCCTCATAGTTTTGTTTGGGTCCCGTTTTGAATTTTTCGCCCCCCACAAGGCGAGAGCCGCAGCCTCAATCGGAATTGAGTTATCGCCGCCGAAAGCCCAACCACCGGCAAGAGGCCGTTTTGTTGCCGAAATAGCACTATCACGGAGGTCTTCTTGCAAGTGATACCAAGTAAGCGACTTTTCGTTGACGGCATCCACAAGCCCACCAACAGAGGCGATTACATCACGGGCTGTCGGTCTGATTACAGAACCTTTATATCGCCATGTGGACGAAATCTTTTCGACAAGCACATCAACACCGTTGCGACCGTCTATTACCACACAGGAGGCAACCGTGTATCGCTTGTTGAGCCAATCTGCGAGCCATTGGATGCCATAGCCTGTCGGCTTTCGTTCAATTAACGATACTCTCGATTTGCCATCAGCTGATAAAACTGCACCGCAGAGGGCAACCTCTGTGCCATCTGCGGAGAATTTGATTCCATATGCGGTTTTGCCATCGGGCTTTTCTTGTGTTGATTTGCAATCCTCCCACAATTCGGCGGGAATGGCATAATTGACGGTATGTGAAATTGCCGGTGCCCACCATCCGAGCCGCTCACGGGCAAATCCGTCTGGAGACATGGTTCTGAATTCTTCGGCGGTAAAATCCTCGCTCAAGCGGATTCCAAGAGCGGGATTCGCCATATACCAAAGGTTTGTATCGGAAATGTTTATATCCTCAATGCTCTTTCCGTCAATCGACCATTCATGCCAGCAATCGTGCTTGCCCGGGTCCGACATGCAGATTGTCCGTCTGCGTTTGAACACTTCACCGGGGCAATTGGGGTATGGCGGAGTACCGGCATAGATGATTTGGCGAGTGCCCGTGGACGAGGCCGAAAGTGTAGCCATCACAGCTTCGACTTGGTCATCGGTCAGCTCTTGTGCCTCATCGTAAACAACAACCGAAATGCCGTCAAAACCACGGGCAGCCTGTCTTGAACGAGCCGAGAATTCAATGGTCCCGCCATTATCCAATTCGATGCATTCTTCGCCGTTTGTATACCGAATGTTTTTGACGATGTCGGTTATCTCCGGGTGCCGCTTGTCGGTGAACATTGCGGCAAGCCGTCTGAATGACTTTTTTGAAGTCTTTACTTGGTGAGCCGTGTGCAGAATTTTTTCGCCGTTGATAACCAAGCCGTAGAATTCTCTTGCCTCAATGCAAACATTCTTGCCGTTCTGTCGGGGCAAAGCAAGCCCGGCAGATGTGATATTGTATTTCCCAGATTCGTCTCTACCGAGCCAACAATCGACAACGGTCTGCTGCCAATCATCCAATGTGCAGCCGTATTCAGACATGAGTAAAGCCGCATCATCACCGTCTGTGGCGGCTCTGTGCGGCTCAACTTTTATTCTTGGCTCTTGACTGCCTCTCATCATGCTTGTTTTCTCGCCCGGACAACTTCAAGCATCGTCCGGGGCTTTTCCATTTCTTTTTCCTTTGCTTCGGCATGTTCTTCCGGGATTGAATCAATGATTTGTTTCATCCCTTGCATATAGGATTTCCACAGGGATTCATATCCTTTGAAAATCGGATTTTCCCGGATACCTTTTTGCCCACCGCCGTTATCGTATGAAATGACGATGCTTGACCGTTCCAAAAGATTCTTGGATTCGTCAAGTTTGGATTTCATGAATGCGGTGTTTTCAATTACGGGTTCAAGAATTTTTACACGATGTTCGGAAGCACCGCTTTCAAGAAGCAAATTTTTTATTCTGTTAATTTCTTCAAGTGCTGATTCTTCCATCGCACAACCTCTTATTTCTTGTCCCTTTTGTTCATTTCCGCAAGGGCTTTGTTGAAATTGTTCGCAGCCTCTGTGTTCCGCTGCTTGCCCTTGCTTGTATCATACTCGCTGGCAATAAATCTGTTACCAGCATTTTTATCAATGTTTTTCTTGTCCATCTTTCCCTTTCTATGTATAGACATCGATAACCAATTGTTTCTGCGCTCTGCCGGTAGATGTCGGAACAACCGTCTGAATAGACCAATTGCCGGTAAAATTATATTTCGTGTTTCGGCCTATCAAAATTTCGGATTCTGCGTGATTGTTTGTAACAATTGCCTTTGTTCCTTTTCTCGCAACCATGTTAAATTTAACCGGCATACTATCGTAGGAGCCGTGCGTTTTTTTATACGATGTCGATGTGTATGCCTTTTGGGTGTAGTTTGTTCCTTTAAGCATAGATGTGAAATTGCTGCCGAAACTGGAATCCGTTTCTAACTTTGATATTACGGAGCCGATGTTGCTGTCGTCAATTCCACCGCCTACCATAAAGCCCAAAGCCTTACCACTTGCCCACCGTGTCACATTAATATCTTGTGGCAGAGGCTTCATGCCGGAGTCGATTCTTGCAATATCATTTTGAACCATTCTCTTTGTATAGCCAAAATGTTGCCATTGTGATGCCGGAGCATCAATAGAATTGCCGTCTGTATTCAGATAATAGTTAATGTTAAACGATTTGCTTGTGTTGACATACAATTTTTGATAGTTACCGCCCGGCGGATTAACGAGGCCGGCTTCATCGCCCGTTTGCCCCATCGCTTGCTGCAATGCAGCGACATCAGAGCGGGTAATGTCCCGCCCGTTTTTCATTATTGTGCTACCAGATCCGCCACCGCTTTTGCTACCTTTTGATTTTCCCCGCCCCATTTTACTTTTTGCCGGTTTTCTTAATGGGCTTTCCGGCACCCATGTTCTGATTCAGGGCATTGATAACTTCTTTATTGGTAGGCTTTTTTGCTTCTTTCACATTGGTTGTCTTCTTTTCCATTTCAAAAAAACTCCTTTATCGTGATGTATCTCTTATGGTTAAAACACTCCGAGAAAGCGCAACATAGAAATCTTGCCCACCTGCGCTGTGCGGTGTAGAGCCGTTTCCTCCGGGTGCCTTGATTACATTGTATCCTTTATAAAGCGCATATGTCGAAATATCCATATATCGCAATGTTGAATTTGATTCTCTTCTTTGCTTTGAGCGAATAGAGCTTTCTGTTGTAACTCTCGCCTTTGATTTATCGATAAATGCCTTGGTTATTGAATTGGCTGTTCCGTCAGAATACATTCTCGCATAACTAAACTGCGTTGTAAAGTACAAACCGTCACCGTGAACACCATCGCCAATGAATGTTTTGTCATTTGTCCTCAAATGATTTGAAACATCTGATGCAGACATTGAACCACTTCCTGAAACACCGCGCCACAAATAAACACCATCAAGTGCGTTTGTTTTCACCTCATTATCCCATGTGGCATTATCGAGAACGGTCGGCTTTTCATTCATACCGAGCGCAGAAACGGCCCGCTGCAATTCGTTATCGTTTAGCCCTTGCGCTCTCATGTCTTGCCTTGACGGTAAATTCTGCATGAAATTGTTTAATGTGGCATCATCCATTGCCGCAAACTGTGCTTGAATGTCAGCATCGCTTCCTGATAATTGCAATGGATTTGCTCCATTATTTTGAACATTTGCATTCGGAGCCGTAGCGGCACCATTACCAGCGCCTCCAGCTCTTATACCGCCGTTCCCGTTTCTTTTTGAATTACCTCGCCCCATTATCTATTTACCCACCTTTTCAAAACTTCGTTTTTATAATATTTGACGGGTATTTTCCCAAAATCAAAGTCCGTTTCCCCATCGTAAAACAAAATCGTTGACGGCTCGATTCTGTTTATCATTTCTGCCAAACCTCTTTTCCAGATTTCGCCAAGTTCTTTGTCTTTTTTTACACTTACATTTGAAATTGCCACAATACTGCCTTTTGGGATTCCGGCAAATGCAAAATCATATGTTTCCGAATCGCCCCATTCAAGTGACGGTATTACCCTTATCCCATGAGATTGATAAAAGGAGCCGATTTGTCTGCTGCGGTATATGTTAAATATTTTAACGGGCTTCGGCATGTCGATATAAATCGAAAAATCCGGGCTTAATATGCATTCATACTGCTTCAATACATCAATGTATTTTTCAGGATTATTCCACACCCGCTCAAATTGATAATCATCTAAAAAGAAATGAATTCCAACATTTTTTTCTGCGCTTGTTTTTGCATAATTGAATCCGACAAGCCTCTCTGGGACATAGCCGTCATTTCGTATTATTGGCATTTCCCAGAAATCGTCTGTAAAATCAGAGCGACCCACTATATCAAGGTTTAACGATTTTATTGTTCTTTCTCGTTCGTCACCGTAATATTCATGCTCACTAATGTCATATTTAAGAGCATCGAAATCGAAGCCGGTTAATTCTATGTCAAAATCATTTAGATTTAATTCCCCTAATTCGCAAGCGACCAAATCCTTATCCCATCCGCCCAATTCCGTCAGCCGATTATCCGCAATGATATATGCTCGCCTCTGCTCATCCGTCAGCCCCCTCTACCCGGACGGCGGGAACTGTATTCATTCCGAGCATTTTTGCCGCCTGTGTTCGACCATGACCGGCGATAATTCGGTTATGCTCATCAATCAGAATCGGAGTAATAAAACCGAATTCCTGTATGCTCTTTTCAATGAGCCGTAACTGCTTTTCCGGGTGCTTTTTGGAGTTATGCTCATACGGAATCAAGCCGTCAATGCTCACATGCTCAA